CTCTAGCGCGTCGCCTTCGGCCTCTGCCCTACGCTCGCGCGTGATCACGTCCAGGCCTTGCGCTATGCGTCCAGCGTCTCCAGCGTGTTGCTTGCCTCCTTTCCTCATGACATTGCCCTACGCAATGCGTACGTGGTTTCTAGCCACATCCATACGCCATAGATATGTGCGTTCTGTCGCAGTAGCGGGGTGCAATCGGGGTGCAACCTAGTCATCGTCGCTATCCCGATTGTCGACGGGTTGCAATTGGCGCTGCTTTGCACCTGCGACCAGGGCAGCAACGTGACTGTCAGAGAGAACGCCAGTCAACTGCAGGCTCTGGTCAATCCACATCCCAGCGGCCTTGCCTAGCAATTCCTCGGCTCTGACTGCAGGCCCGTACTGACCATCGCGTTCCGCCGCGTGGCTGATGCTGTCGAGCCGACGCCGCACCCTATCGGGCGAGAAATCCCGCTCAATCGCTTTCAATTCCTGATCAATTGCAGATGCAACCTTAGGCTTCCTTAGGTTGTCATGCGCCATGACGCCTAAGGCGACATCGCTCCCACGATAGCCGGCAACCTTGGCAGCCTTGGTGCCATTGCCATGGCGCGCGTATTCACGCGCGAACCGCGATTGTTTGAGCGATAGGCCATTGGGCTTGGGCTTGGTGGCTTTGGCCATGGGACAATTACGCATCCCGTACTGTGACAGGCCCGCACCATACGATGGTGCGTAATGCAATCAACTAATAATTTGTGCCCTAGTTACTAGCGGTGACCATTAGCCAGGCCTGAGGGGCCGCCGTGCGCATGGGATGGGCTTTCAGGGCCGAAGCGCGAGCGTAGGCCCGTATTCTCTCTATAATCGACAGTGTCGCTTATGGCTGCACCATCCCAAGCGCTCGCTTCGCTTGGCGCTACGCTCGCTTGTGGGCTTTGTGGAGGTGCAAGGTTGCTGGCCGCTGTGGCACCCTATCGCGGCCAGGAAAGAAAGAGTGCACGAACGAAAATTTCGCGTCAATTCCGTTTTGTGTACTATCACCGTTCAGGCAGCCATACGATTATGGCAGGCGATACCCCAAAAGGCATACGGGCCGCACACTGGCGGCCCGTATAAAAAAACCTGATCACGCCATAGGGTTATGGCAGATAACCGCGTGATCTGGCGTCATCTAGTAGAGCCTGGGCTTGCCGCATGGCGGCCTCTGCATCGTTTGGCAGGACGGCCTGCAGGTGACCACCATCGGCAATCATCTTGCCAAGCCAAGGCAGCATGCGCGCCACACTGGCTAGGCAACGGTCGACTAGATCACCTTTCACGCGCGCCGCGACCAGGGCAGCGGCGCCATTCTCGGCGGCCTTGTCCAGCTCGCGAACGGCCCCAGCCAGATCACCGCTAGACCAGCGAGCGCTAACCGTGGTCGCCTTGTCGACCAGATCGGCCAGGGCCGCGCCAAGCTCTGACCGTTCCACGAAAACGAAAACGTAGGAACCATCAGGCATTGCACCGCCTGCCATGTCGCCATGGCGCGCGGTGTTCCATTGCAGGTGATCGCGCAAGGCCTCGGCGGCCTTGCGTGCATTCTGTGACGGGTTTAGCGCGTGGTCAGAGTGCCACACTTTGCGGCCTGCCTGACACTTGGCGATGTAGCGCGAGCCTCTGAAATCAGTAGGGCCGGCGAAACGAACGTGGATAGCTTGCGTGACCATGATCAGGCTGCCTCTTTCATCGGCCAGTCAGTTGCAGGGGTGGGAACGGAATGCACAAAGGCAATATCTCGCCTGGGCGCCTTTTCGCGGTGACAGTTGCGCGGATGATCAGGGTCTAAGCTCGCGGGGTGTGGAGTATGACCGCGCGCGGCACACTCTGCCAAATACTCATCCCGTAGGGTGAGCTTGCGCGGGCCGAAAAGGCCGCCGTCACTGCCAGGGCCGAATTGCGGGCGACCATAGAGGCCGCCAGATGACAGTTGCACATATTGGCTGTCATAGCGCGGCACATACTTGACCGATGCGGCGCCACGGCCCGCGCGATTGTCGCGGTACACATCGCGCAAGGTACGGCCTGCCAGATCGCGCTTCAGTTGCGCGTCACTGACTACCCAATACTTGGCAGGCTGGCGCAAGCTCTGCAGGGTCGCGGTAGCGGCCTGCCGCTCCCACGCGCCTTGGCCATTGTTGGCCATCGGGCTCCAATGCTTTGCCATGGTCTAGCGCTCCCCCGTGCAATCACGGCCCGTGGAAGGCTGCCCCATGGCGCACGCCAGGAAGCGGCCACGGTCAAAGCGCGGGTTAGTGCTGGCGAGCTTGTCAGCAAAGGCAATCGCCACAACGGAACGATTGCAGGTATCGGGCAGAGCCGCGATGGTTTCAGCAATCAACACAAAATGCCGATGCTGCAGGTTGACTGACTTGGTCATTGTGTAGGGCCTCCTATGCCCTGTCATTGGGGCGGAATGCCCCGTGCCATGGTTATATGGCATGCCATCATTGTATGGCAAGCCCATATCCCGAAAATTCCCTAATGTTTTCTTAAATACTTAGCGGCAATTCGCTTGCAACGGTCAAACGGCAATGCCATATATGTGTGGCATTGGGCAATTAGGCCCGGCATAGGAGTTGAAATGTTGCCAGTTGCTGCCGTTGAGGCCATTTCCGTTGTGATCATGATGCACGTTATGTGGGAGCATTCGACAGGCTGCCGCAAAGACTTTGAAGGCAAAAAGGCCCGCACGCGGGCCGGTTTCGCCAGGGTGATGCTGAAAGAGCGGCCCGGCTATTTCACGCGCGGCGATGAATACGCGGCAATGCGTCTGCGCATTGCGTATCGTACTGACCGCAACCCGCCGCTGTAACCATGTTCGCTCTAACTGAGGCCATCATGCTGGCGGCCATGCTGTCGCCAGTGTTCGCGGCCATACTGGCAGGCTGCTACGCAATCGACAGATACAACGCTAGACCGAAGAGGCGACGCAAATGATCTGGGGCACAATCATCGTTTTGGCACTCTCCTTTGCCTTGCTAACGTCTAGGTAGGGCAGCCACCATCCCGACAGGGCCGCACGCGGTTAAAGACGCGTAGCGGCCCTAAGGCGTTGCAGGCTGGCAATCACGCCACCTAGAAAGGGAAATGACCCTATGTCACGCAACGTCGCCCGCTACGCCATTTACAGCGGCATGCCGGGATATATGCCTAACTCACACTTCGGCGCCCATGAGATGGCAACCCGTGCCGATCTGGCCGCCACCATCCGCGAATACTTGCGCATGCTGGATGCGCCAGCATGCCGTTTCGATGATGTGAAAATCCGTCGCTTGTGGCGCTTCATCGCGCGCCACGGTTCCAGCTCTGCGCATTTCAATCTGGACATCGGCAACGGGGAATATCTTTTCTTTTCGGGCCTGACCGAAGAGGAATACCTTACGCAATCGGCAGAGGAGGAGTGCTAGGCCATGACGCGCCCAACATTTCGACAGGCCTGCAGCCAGTATGTGCACCGCTACACTATGGACCATGTGCCAGCCTGGGCGCGCGTGCGGCGCGACGATGGCACATACTACGCGCCACAGTATGCCAGTGATCTGGAATGGTACGAAAACACGCTATTTCCAGGTGAGGCTGGCCACATCGGGGACCGCAATCACTGCTATTCGACGGGGTGCACGTGGCCACTAGGCCAAAGCATTCCAGGCCCCTATAGCAGCCAAACGCGCCGCTATTAGGCCCGCTACGCAAACAATAGGCCCGCTACGGTTTGAAACCCGTACGCGGGCCTAAGGCGTTGCAGGGGCAATCATGCCCGGCTATGTGAGGTGACATGCCTGAATTTATTCTGGACACTGGCGGCCCTGAGGGGTCGCGCACATTCGCCACCCTAGACGCCTTTACGCAAGGCTATGTAGAGGCAATATTTTTCACTGACTGTCATGGCGATAATCCCGAGCTGGAACACGCCACGGTCAGTGATCTGGCACCTTGCACGCTGGCGGCCATCATGGCCGATTGCGCGCGGTTCCAGGCCGAGCAATCGGCATTGCTGGCCAAGGCGTATGAGCTTGCCGCGACCACGCTAGCGGGCCGTTGCGGCCCGTACGATGCTGCCGCTGCAGGCCGTGATTTCTGGTACACGCGCAACGGTCATGGCACGGGTTTTTGGGATAGCGGCCTGGGCGACGTTGGCGAGGCTCTTAGCAAGGCCTGCCGTCATCGCAATGTCGACCTATACGCGGGCGACGATGGCCTATTGTACCTCGCATGAGTGACGGTGAATTACTTTGCGCAACTGGGGCGGCCCTATGCGGGCCGCTCTGGATGCAAGCGCTTGCGCGTCTGCTCGACGTGAACGAGCGGACCGTACGCCGCTGGGCGGCCGATCGCATGCCGGTCCCGCGCGGTGTTTGGGAACGGCTGCATCGGCTGATGCAGCTCCGATCTGCCGCGCTGCTAGGTGAGCTGCAGTCACGTTCACGGTGAGCGGCGGCGTCCAGGCCCGGTGCCCTACGCCTACGTTCGCCGTCTACATCTGCGCCCACGTTCACGTTCAGACCACCCACATCTACGCCTACGTCCACGTTGCGCGTTGGCGTCTACGTTATGCGTAGACGCCTACGTTCACGTTGGCTATCGTACGCCTGCGTCTACGTCCACGTAGGGAGAGTACGATGGCCAAGGCCAAGGCACCGAAAAAATCATCCCCCAAGAAGCCGGCCGCCAAGTGGTGGCGCGTCACCACCGACGACAGCTACACCGACATCGAGGCGAGCGGCTGGAACGCCGACGACGGCGTGCTGACCCTCATGAGCAACGGCAACGTGATCGCCGGCTGGAACTCCTGGCGCAAGATCGAGCGCATCGACGCTCCCCCGCTGCCGCCCGAAGAGCCCGAGCACCACCCCGAGGAGCCCGTTGGCGAAGGCGCCGACGCGTGAGTGATCGCGAGGAGCGCATGGAGGAGGCGCTTCTGCAGATCAAGCAATGGGCTCAGGCCTACCCAGTGACGGTGTTCACGCCGTTGACCGAGGCCCAGATGCACGCCGCTGCCGGCGCTCTGAAGGATGCTGGCATCGACATGGGCGCCCTGCATGCCGGCTGGGCGCGACACATCCTGAACGGCATCGCTAAAATCTGCGACCAGGGGCTGGCCGATGACTGACACCAATCCATTCCAGGAAATTCAGCAGCACGCTGGCGATCTGAAGATCGCGCCAGCGCACGGCATCGCTTCGATCGCGCTGCACCTCGCGCTGAAGTACCACGACATCAACACCGTGCAGGACGGCGCGCTCTACCAGCAATACAAGCTAGAGGGAAAGAACATGCGCGAGCTGCATCTTGACCACGTGTTTGAGACCGCCACCCGCATGGAGCGCTGGCTGCTCGCCTCCTCCGATCGCATCGCCCAGGTGATCGTTGAGGCGCTGGAGGTGCGCGTCGATGAAGAGGAGGAGCCCGATGCTGGCGAAGACCAGGAGCGGGGAGAAACTGATCAGCGTTGAAGGTCTCTATCGAGGCAAGCCGTTCAGCGCTGGCTGCGTCGCGATCGACGGGCGCATCGTGATCTGCGCACCGATCTTGCGATCGGCGCTCATGGGCCTCGACGGCGAGACGTTCGTTGCCGTCTGCAAAGGTAAGGGATGGAAATGGGAGATAGTCGATGGTCGACCGCAGCGATGAGATGATGATGCACTACGTGCAGCAGGTGGTCGACGGGCTGCTCGCCCGCTGTGATCGCATGGGCATGGTCTGCCAGATCGGCGTCGAGATCAGGCGCCCAGATGGTCAACGCGTCGTACATCTCGACGCGCATGGCAAGGTGGAGGAAAAGGATTAACCAGGAGGAGCTGACATGCCTTTCGACAACGACAACGTCGCCTACTACTACCCGCCAGTGCTGGCGCCCACGCCTTACAGCTTCAGCATCGCGACGCAGCGGTGCGATTGCGACGGCTGCCGCAGGAGCCGTGAAGGGCTGCGGCCACCGCCTGCCGTTGGCTGGCCGCTCGATCTGCCGCCGATGTCACACGAGCTGCGCCGTGTGCTCACCGAAGCCCGTGCGCTCGTGGCACGTGGCTGGGGCCAGGGCGCCGACAAGGTCCCCAATCACCGCTTCGCAGCCGAAGGCGATCCCGCTTTCGTCTACTGCGCACGTGGCGCGGTGCGCGAGGTGATCGGCAGGCATGTGTGCGATTTCGAGATGGAGCGCAACGCGCTCAGGCATCTCGCTCGCTTCACGCCAGTCACGGGCGAATGGAACCGTGACTTGCTCACCGTCGACCCCGAAGGCGCCGTGATGCGCTTCAACGACTGGGAGACCACGCGACAGGCCGATGTTGTCGCGCTATTTGATCAAGCGCTCGCCTAGCAGCGACGCGAATTTCTGGAAGGAGGTGAGGCATACCGCTATCGCAACGGAACAATTCTAAGTCGTGGGGTCTCGGCACCGTTTCCCTCCCCCACCCACAGCACGCGCACTCCCCTAAGCTAGCCCGCGCGTGCGGCGGTGCCGAGACTTCCCCACCTGGAGGCCGCCATGGTCGACATCATCATTCGCGACGAAATCCTCGATCAGCATCACAACCCTTCTCAATTCGCGCTGGTCAAGGCGCTGCTGCACGTGACGCAGGCCGGCGCCAACAGCGGGCTGACACCGGCCGAAGTGCTGGAGTGCGTTGCGCTCACCTTCGCCCATATCAGCGACGTGACATCGCTGCGCCGTGTCGGCGCCGAGCTGCTGAGATCGTGGGCGCATCACCTCGAAAACGAGACCAGCCCCGTGATGGAGCACATCGAGGGGCACGCGTGACTGACCAGGAAAAGCAACAACTGGCGCACAAGCTGTCGATGCAGGTCATCGACGGCATCCTCGGCGTCTTCAAGTCAAACGAGCGCGCCCAAGGTCGACAGGTGCTCGACGCGGTGATCGCCAACCTGCAGACCGTTGTCGAGCGCGACGACGCAATGAATGTGGTGGAGCAAGGCCATGACCGATCGTGAACTGCTGATCGAGCTGCTGGCGATCAAGCTCTTTGAGCACACGCCGCTCGGCAGCGGCGAGATCAACCGGCTGAGCTGGACCGACGCCGATCCCGAGGACCGCCAGACCTATCGCAGCATGGTCAGGGACGCCACCGACCCTGAACAGCTCTATGTTGTCGAGCCCTAGGAGGCACATGAAGTCGTTTCGCATCCGCGACGCGATGTGCCTGCTGTGTGGCTACCACACGACGCACGCCGCCGACGCCAGCGGCAAGGACGACAAGGCGCCGGTCCCTGGCGATCTATCGGTGTGCCTGAGCTGCGGCGCGCTCATGGAGTTTGATGAAGAGCTGAAGCACAAGCCGATCGGCACGTCGATCGACAGCATCCCTGGCCTGTCGCCCGAGACGCGCCAGCGCATCGCCGCCACCGTGGCGGCGATCAAGAAGCGCGGCCGACTGAAAGGCCCCAGGGCGCACCTCACATGATCGGCTGGCTGATCGCCAAGTGGCACGCGCGCTGCCGCGCGATCGACCTCCAGCTCCTCTGGCCGACGTGCTGCGATCTGGCGATCGATCTCGACCACGCCAAGGCCGCCTTCGCCGTGCACGCCTTCGCTGATCCCGCCTGGATGTGCCTGGGCCACGACCGCATCGTTCAGGAGATCGAGGCCCTACGGCCACCCCAGGAAAAATGACGGGTGCGTCACTACGATGTTTCACGTGAAACGTAGGAACTTCCCCAGCTCCACCCACTCCACCCTTACGGGAACCGTACGGCCGTACGCACTTGTGATAAGCTGGTGACCGCCCGGCATTTCCAGCCGGGTTTTTGAGTGGGGCTTCCGTAAATGTTCAAAACTATCGTTGCGGCCTTCAGCGCCATGCTGCTGGCCAGCGCAGCTAATGCTGCGTCCATCACCATCGGCACCGGCAATGCTGGCGCCTTCTCGATCGGCGGCACGACTTCGGGCTCGCAGTCCAACCAGGGCTCGATCCTGGCCGGCATCAGTGCCGGTGCTACCACGGGCAACAGCGCCACGGTCGGCGCCGCCACGGGCAGCGCTCAGACCACGCCGGGTGGCATGACCACCAACGCTGCCAACGCCTCGCAGACCCAGACCAACGCTGGCTCGGCTGGCTTCTCGCTCGGTCTCGCCGGGCAGACGGCCAACTCGACCGCGCTCGGCGGGTCGTTCGGCGGCGGTGTCGGCACCGGCAGCTTCGGCACCTTCATCATCTCGCCGCTGCCGTAACCAACAGGGCCGGCGCAAGCCGGCCCTTCCCCTTCCCATAGGTGCAATCATGCTAGTCCGTCTCGTGGCGGCGCTGATGCTGGTCTCCAGCTCTGCCGCCTTCGGCCAGACCGCCAACAGCGGTTCGGCCAGCAACTCAGGCGCCGCGTCACAGAGCGGCGCCGCAGCCCTGTCGGGCTCTGGCGTCTCGACCGTCACCACCAACATCGGCACGGGTGGCGGCACGCCGTCGACCTTCACCTCCAGCGATGTCACCGTGCGATCGGCGCCCCAGGTCTATGTGCCCAGCGTCATCGGCGGCAACGTCTGCGCTGTCGGTGCCTCGGGCGGTGCGTCCTGGCTGGGCGCTGGCTTTGCCTTCGGCGCCACCTGGGAAAGCGACAACTGCGAACGCCGCCAGCTCGCCGCGCTGATGTACAACGCCGGCTGGAAAGAGGCCTCGCGCGAGCTGCTGTGCAGCCACAAGCCGATCTATGAGGCGATGAAGACCGCAGGCACGCCGTGCGCCGTACGGCCTGACTACGAGCCTCCTTCGGCCCGCCCGCCTGTCGCCGTCCTGCCTGGGCCGGTCGTACAGCCGACGCCCATCCAGCCGGCCAGGGCGGCCTTCACCCCGACCACCTACAGGAACCGGGCCGACTGCCTCACGGCGGCCAGCGCTGCAGGCCAGCCGTTGGCCTCCTGCAGCAGCGTACCGATCTGAGGCCCTGGGGCCGGCCGGCTCCAGGATCACGCCGTACGGGCAACTACGGGGCTCCTGGCAGCCGTTTGCCGGCCAGGGGCGTTGAGCGTACGATTTCCACCCCGACCAGGAGGGACACCATGGCGACCACGACCACGACCACCCCGAAGCCGGCGCCTGCGCCGGCAGCTCCTGAGGCCCCGAAGAAGCACCCCTTCGATCCCGCCGACGAGCTGAGCGAGCCGTACGATCCCGCGAAGGCCCAGCCCTACAAGCCGGCCCCCTACATGACCGACGAAAAGCCGGCAGCCGAGACCCCGACCAAGTCGGCGGGCTCGACCACCTACACGAGCTGAGGTGACCCATGGCCATGACCACGCCGGCTGAAGACGTGATCGCCCTGCGCTGGGCCATCAACGATCTCCTGCACACCGCGCCCTACGATGACATGCTGTGGCCCGAGATACTGGCGGCGCTGCAGCTCTCCGCAGCGGACGTGAAGCACACCTTCATGCGCTACGGCGGTTTCGACGCCGCACCACCGCCCGACTGGCTGCCCGAGCGGCCGGTGCCGCCTGGATGACAGCCCAGCAAGAAACGCGCTTCAGGTGCGACCGCTGCGGCACTGAACAGAACATCCCGCTGGAGAACAAGCCGATCTACCAGCGGGTGCCCGAGGGATGGCTGGCGATCGTACTGAAGGGCGAGGATCACGTGCACCTCTGCGCCGGGTGCGCCAGCGGCTTCCAGGTGTTCATGGCCGCCCCCACATGACAACGGCCCCGCCTGGGAGCGGGGCCGTTGCATCGAGCGTCTGATAGGGTTGCCGGGTGTGTGCGTGCCCGGCTTTAGACAGCGCTCAATTCTTCATCCACTTCACGAGCTGGCTCACCCAGTAGATCGGATAACCGATCGCGTAGATCACGACGGCGAGCGCGATGCCGCCGCCGACTACAACCAGGAAGGCCGTGAGCAAAAATTCCAGGACACCCATCACGCGATCTCCTCCTTGACCTTCACGATCACGCCATCGATCGCCTTCTTCCGCTCGCGCAGCATGGCGACCAGCGACACCCACACCTCTTCGGGCACCGGGGTCTCGCCGCGATCCCAACGCATCGCCGTACGCAAATGAACGTCCAGGGCGCGCGCCATCTCCGATCTGTATTGCGGTCCCCAAAGAACTTCACCCGCCGCCCTCAGGGACGGTGCCGCGTGCGGCTTCGGTTTAGCTTTTTTCATTCACTCCTCTGGGCTGTGAGGGAGGCCCCACCGCACCGGGGGACGGTGCAGTGGGGCCGTAATACGGGAGACAAGTCCCACACTCATCGTCGACCGTACTACCAAAACAGTAGAGCACACCAGCCAGGGCTGGTGCCACACATATGTGGCATGACAGGGTGATAACGTCAACGCGGTCTACCGAAATCGTATGTACGGTAGGTGACCAAGGAGGGGATCGCAGGAACGCTTGCAAGTGCTTTTTTGTTACGTTGGGCATGCGATTTTGCACATCTACGCATCCAGTAACCCCAGGCTACACTCGGGAATAATAAGCGTTGCCTTCCTTAGACTTAGTGGGATGGCGTTCAATGAAAATAGACATTCCAAGGGCCGGAAAACGCCGCGACCGCAGGGTCGTTTTGCTGACGGGAGGCCGAGACTTCGATGACGAGAATTGGCTTTTCGAGCTGCTCGATACGGCGCTGCAGCAATGCGAACAAATGGGCGTGAGGATGGTGCTGCTGCAGGGCGGCGCCGCTGGCGCCGACAGGATCGGCCGCGCCTGGGCCGACTACCAGGACGGCAGCGTCGATCTGATCACGGTCAAAGCCGACTGGAAAAAGTACGAGAAACCGGGCCAGAAAAACCCGGCAGGCCCGATACGCAATCAGGTGATGATCGACAGGTACGATCCCGACTACTACATCGCCATGCCTGGGCAGCGCGGCACCAACGACATGGTCAAGCGCTGCAAGCTGGCGGAAATTCCTGGCGCCGACTTTCGGCCGCCGCGCGCCTAGCTGGGCTCTTCCTGCTGCACGTGCAACTGAACGCCGATGTCGATCAGCGCCATCAGGATCGTGATGCGCACCTCGATCGGCAGATCGCGCAGATCGATCGGCTGTAGCTGCCAGGGGCTGACCACCCCTGCCTGCATCGCCACGATCAGGCCGCGCTGGAACTTGATGTAGGCCATCAGCTCGCGCGCCAGCTTCTGCTGCTCGTTGATGATCTTGTTGGCGCGCCTCATCGTGCGTACGCCGTCCAACAGGAAGAAGCCGCAGATGCCCAGCATCACGCTCTGGGCGATCTGCACACCTGCCGTAAACCAGTCGGGCATAGCTCAGTCCTTCGCCGGCATCGGTGGCTTCGGCCACTCGGGATCAGTGCCCAGGGCCTCACGGGCAGCAACGTCAAAGCAGGCCTTGCAGAAATTGATAAACTGCTGCCGTAGCAGCGGCTGCTCCACGACAAGGTTCATGCGTACGCGGGCGACCGGCACGGCGCCGGTCATCGTATCGAGCTTGGCCCAGTAGCAGACCCACCACTTGCCTTCTTCGCGCAGGGCGAGGCGCCCACCAAAGCCGCCCTCGATCATTTCTGCCATGGTTGCCACTCTGGGGTTATGAAGCGCGAGGCTTCAGGTTGCCATTTCAGCGTCACCATACCGGGCGTACCGAGTGAGTAGAAGTCTCGACTTTTCTCGACGGAAATTTCTGTGAGGCCGTCAGTGTCCTTGACATCCTGGCGATAGACCACGAGCCCCAGGTCGCAGCGATTGGCCCAGGCGGCGCTGTCGGCAATGTCCCACAGCGTGGGCTTTGGAATTTTGCCGAACTTGTCGCGGCCGAGTTTCCTGGGGTGCGCCACGATGATCATCGTCATGTCGTGCGATCGAGCGAACGACTTGATGACGCGCAGGCTCTGGCTCACGTATTGCTCGGTGGTCCATTCCTCGGGCTTGTCGACAATCGAGACCTCATTCCAGGGATCGATCACGCCGATGCCGGCGCCCATGCGCACCTGGGCGGCGGCGAACCGCTCCAGCAACCAGCTCACCGTCATGTCCTCGCCCTCATCGGCCTGGAGGAAGGCGAAGTAGCGATCAATCCACTCATCAGCGACGATCCTCTGGTCGTCGCTCATGTCCTTCTCCAGGCACTCGGCGCGATAGCTGCGCAGCACGCGGCGCAGATCAGGAACCACGGCCTGCTCGAAAGACGCCACCGCCGTGGTCGCCTTCCAGTGCCATGCCATGTTGCAGATCAGGTTGCTGATGAAGGTCGACTTGCCGTGCCCTGGCGGGCCGGTGACCACGATGAAGTCGCCACGGCGGATGCGCATGTGTGGCGCGAGGCCTGGGATCATCGTGTCGAGCGCCCGCTTCACCGGGCGCTCGGGTATGTCACGCATGCGCATCAGACCAGGGATCGGATAGTAGGTCGCCAACCCGACCACCCGCTTCACCGCATCGGCGCCGCCTGCGACCAGGACATCGTTCAGGTCTTTGCCCGTGGGGTACTGCAGCACCTGACAGCGCGATCGACCCAAGCGCTGCGCCAGCGCGTTCTGCAGCACCTGTCCCTTGGCGTCGTTGTCGACCGCCAGCACGATCAGCTTCTGGTCCTTCAGCAGCGCCTGGGCGTGCTCCAGATAGAACCAGTATTTCGCCATCGTCTCATCGTCGCGATCGGGCGCACCGCCCGGCACTGAGACCGTCTTGGCAAACCCGCACTGAATGGCCGTCAGCCCGTCTAGCTCACCTTCGGTGATGAGCAACGGGAAGCTCCTGAAGTCGGGGTTACGCAGACAGTCGATGTTCCACAAAATCTGCGGCGTGCCCTTCTCTTGCGTGAAGAGCTTTTCGCCGCTGATCGTGCGGTACTTGGTGCCTACGCGTTTGCCCTGGTCGATCGTCGGGATCGCAATCCACAGATCGTCAGTAGGCCCTTCGCACGCTCGCCAGCCAAGATGCGCCGCTGTCTCGACGCTGAGGCCACGTCTTTCGAGTGCTTGCGCGTGCTGATCCCGTAGCTCCCATTCCGCCCTTGGCACCGCAGTGCCAGCAATTCCAGCGGGCATGATCGTCCTCGATTTTTACGCTGAGACACGGGTCGTTTTTCTTGCGGCGCTCAGCCGAGCACCAAGGGCAGGTAACCTTTTGGTTTCCTGCGACGGCTCGCACGTCGATGCCCAGGCGGCGCAGGTCTGCTAGCACGCTCATCGTTGGCCCCCTTTGAGAAGAAATTCATACGCCTACGCATCGGGATTTTTGCGCGCACAAGAATGTCTTGAACTTCTTCCAGACTGCGCGCGACGTAGACGCCATGGCCCATCGACAGCCATTCGTCTCTCACCTCGATCTGCGCCTCTGAAAGGTCGCCCCGCCCTGCCTTCAGCTCAATGCCAATGACAATCGGCTGATAGGGGAAGTCACGCGCCATGATGACGATGTCGGGGATGCCGGGCTTCACGCCGCGCGCTTTGCGTATGCCGGCCTCTTTGAAGCCGAGCTTGCCCACACCGTGGTCGATCGCCGTCCACCATGTGCGCTTGGGATCGAGCACGACATCAAGCATGTGCGCCACCGCGATCTGCAGCGAGTGCTCGCGGTAAACGCGGCGCGTCACGGCTAGCCTGCGACGGCGCGCAGCGTCTTGTGCACGCGATGGACTAGGTCGACGGTGAAGTTGTGGCGGTCCAGGAGCCGAACGCGCACGGCATCGATGCCGTGAATGATCGTGGTGTGGTCCTTGCCGAAGATGAAGCCGATCTGCGGCAGGCTGTAGTCAGGGCAATAGCGGTCGATCATGTACATCGCCACCTGTCGCGGCTGGGCGATGCGGTTGGTCTGGTGGATGCTGAACATCTCCTCGGGACGGATCGAGCTTTCATCGATCACACCCTTGATGACGGTGTCGATCGACAAGCCCAGCTTCGCCTCGGGCCAGATCGTGCGCAGCCGGCAGAGCGGGCCTCGGCTGCGTTGCGCGTTGGGCGGCCCCGCCGCCCTGATGCGATTGCGCAAGGCGCGCATGAACGGATTGAAAGGTTGGGCTGTCGCCCCATTGGTGACGTGCTGGGGAAAGGCGTTGCGCCGCCTGATCCTGGCCGCCTCGCTGTAGCGGTCGGCCTTGTCCCTCAGCTCCTCATAGATGCCCAGCGGCTCGTTGCTCATGGTCGCCCCCGTCAACTCGCCTTGCGACGATCGCGGCGACCCCTCTTCTTCTTGCGTTTGAAGATGTCGACCTTCTCCTCGGCGGCCAACTCGATCATCTGGCGCTGGCGCCAGTGCGGGATTTTCTTGCGTCGATACCAGCCATGGCAGGTCGACAGTGGAACATCGAGGCGGCGAGCAAGCTCAGAGAACCCGCCGAATACTTCAACGGCTTTTGGCAGATCGATCACGCGATCCATTCATCCCCTCCGTACGCATCGCCCACCGAAATTTTGGTGCCCCTCTGGCAGGCGACGCACGGAACCGTACTCTTTCCGTAAGGTGTGGGAAATCCCAATGTCACAAATCAATACGTTGGGCTTCAGTACGGCACTTGACACTATTCCTTGCTGGGAACGTTTCGTGTCATACCCCGTTTTCCCCCTAGTCTACTCAATGCGTATGGCATACTATTATGGCGTGATGGGAAGTTAGGAGCTTGTAGATGAAAGAAAAAATGCCGTGGTTGAAGACACGGCTGAGAGAATTGGGGCGCACGCCAACAGCTTTGGCAAAGGCATTGGGCATCGCGGCGCCTCGCGTTTATGAGATGATTGCGGGAAGAAGGAACATCCAGCCCAACGAGATCGCCCCCATGGCGGCCTTTTTAGATTGGAGTGTTGCAGAGCTAAACCGCCATCTGCCTGAACACTCTCGGGCCGTAGTCATTGGCAAGCCTGAGACCGCCTTAGTGGCGATCGACGGCCAGCATCGTGTTCGGGTGCGCACCATGTTGGACAGCGCACCCAAGCCAGTAGACGCCGATGAAGTGAAGGCCGCAGTGCTATCGATGATCACTGAGCGTTTCCAGGGCCGTCCGATCGTGTGGGATACAATCGAGCGTGGCCTTGCCCTCGCATGCTTTGAATGCAAGCTGGCCGCGCTTTCGCAGCCCTCCCCCTGAACAGAGTAAACTCCCCTACGCAATGCGTAGGGGAGAACTCGTGCATTTTCGGTCATTTTTGTGAGTTAGATCAAGCGCCTACGATTTTCGTAGAAAACGCGCTTGCCATAGGCATTTGATTTTTTAGGGTCGCGTCATCTCTGGGGAGAGAAGGCGTTGAACCGTACCGAGATCACCCAGCTACGCAGCGTATTTTCAGCCCTCGGTCAGGCGCTGACGCGCCTGGGCGATCTGATCATCGCCGCCGAGGCCGAGGCCAACCGGGAAGACGACACCAACACCGCCCTGGAGCAACAGCAGGAGCGGCGCAATGGCGACTGACCCCTTTGAACGGCACGGCATCGACCACCTCAGCCCCAGTAGCCTGCGTATGTTTCGCGAGGCGCCGGCCGCCTGGATTGGCAAGTACATGCTCCGCTGCAAAGACGACGCCGGCCCCAAGGCATGGCGCGGGCTGGCGGTGGAGGCTGGCGTCGATCAACTCGTGTTCGGCCAGCCGGCAGGCGCCGCTGTAGAGGCCATGAATACGGCCTGGGAAGAGCGCGCCCAGGGGCAGGTCGATGACGACTGCGTCAAGGAACAGGCCGCCCTGCATGATTTCCTGGTCCAGGCGCGCATCGCTTTCGACGGGCTGCCGATCCCGCTGCAGCGGCAGGCCAGGATCGAGCTGCGTATCCCTGGCATCTCGGTGCCGATCGTCGGCTTTGCCGACTATCTGTGGCCCGACAAGGGCACCGATCTGAAAACCACGTGGCGCATGCCGAGCACGCCAGACCCCAACCACGTTGAACAGGTCGCCTGCTACAGCATGTTCCATGGCGTGCCCTTCAGCCTCACCTACGTGACGCCGAAGAGATGGACGCGCTACGAGATCACGTCGACCGACGCCGCCCTCGCCTATGACAGCGTGATCGAGAACGCCAACGCCGTGCGTTCCTTCCTGGCGCATGTCGACAGCGCGCACGACGCGCTGTCGATGTTCAGCCCCGACTACACGAGCTTCTACTTCTCGCCGCCGCTGATGGAGGCGGTGAAGGCCGCCAAGGCGCAGGAGCTGAAGGTCGGTGAGCGCAATCACAAACCGCTGGAGGCCGTGAAGTGACCGAACACAAGCCGGGCACCGTGAGCAAGATCGACGCCGAGACCGGCGAGGAAATTCCGACCACGCCCGAGGAGCAAGCCGAAGCGAAGAAGGCGATGCGTGACGCCATCACCGGCCAGGGCGGCATGCAGCTCGTGATCGCGCCCGAGGCGTTGGAGCAACTGAAGGCCAAGGGCATGACCGAGGATGAGCTGCTGTCGATGCTGGCAGAGGTGGTCGATGCGAAGCAGTGAAATGCCCGCCATGGCGGCCAGCTCCTACGCGCACACGCACCACAACGTGGCTGATGCCGCCCAGGGGCTCGTCTTTGGTCAGGGCAGCAGCAACGCCGCCCAGGCCATCGATCCCAACATGCAATACCTGAACCAGCAGGCCAACATCCGCGCCGCGCGGCCGGTGGTGCAGGCGAATTTTCCGCTGCCAAAGAAGGAGCTGCCTATGACCACCCGCCGTGTTGTCCAGGTCTTCATTGTCGACACGTTTGAAAGCGTGCCGCTCGATCAGTGCGTCATCTACCAGGGCGACCAGAAGCTCACCGATCTCACCGATCAGGAACTGTTTTTCGAGATCGACATGAAGTCGCTGCTCGATGCGCACAACGCCAAGCGCGTGAAGCTGGTCGACAAGCGGGTGAAGGAGCGGACTGAGTACCTGGAGCCGGCGCGCATTCGCGATCTGAAGATGACGGTCGTCACCGTCGCCACGTTCTAGGTGCGCGATGGAAGCCAAGCCCATCTCCAGCAACTTCCTGGCCGAGGTGTTGACCGCCTCCGCTCGCTGGGTGGCCGACGTGCTTAGTGCGTACGGCTTTGACAGCAAGCAATACGCCTTCGCCGTCCTGATCTGGCCGGTCGGCCAGACCGATCGTGTATCGAGCATCGCCGGCTCTTTTGACCCAGGCACCCAGGCCGAGCTGTCCGCCGCGTGCGCTGCGGCCAGCGAGAAGGCCAAGAATGCGCCGACGCACACGACCGTGCACACCACGGGACCGGCCGGCCATGCTTAAGCCGCTGTCTGACCAGCGCATCAACGAGATCATCGCTGAGGTGGCCGCTGAACAGGCCGCCACCATCAGCCCGTCGCAGCGCGGCGAGTGCTGCACGTGCTGCGGCCGGATGTTCCCTGAGCCGACAGGCTACCCAACCGAATGTCGCAAGTGCCAGGAGATGCTGTGATGCAAGTCAATATCCGTTTCGTGAACTTCCCCAAGCCGGGCGGCAAGTTTGGCAACCTCGTGCTCGACAACGGGCAGCAAATTTGGGTGCCGCCCGCGCTGTTGAACAGCTTCCGCGCGGGCATGTCGTGCGAGATCGGCACCAAGGAACAGACTTGGGGCGCCGATGGTCCCAACCCCAAGCAGGTGATCGTCGCCACGACAGGGCCTCAGGGCGGGGCTCAGCAGGGCTACGGAGGCCAGCGGACCTACAACGCCAACCAGGACTACGGCAGGGCCAACACCTACCAGCGGCCAAATACGGGCTTCCAGCCGCGCGTCTACCAGGGCGGCGGTGGTGCTGTCCCACCGACAGGAAATCCCAACGTGGGACAGGACCAGGGCAAGCATATTTTCGTGACGGGCGTGGTCGGCCGCGCCATGGGTTCGGGCAAGTTTACGGCCAGCGAGATCGCCGTACTGACCCAGGCTGCCGCCCAGGCCTACGAGATCATGAACAAGCCGCCCGTCGACCAGCGGCAGATGCCGCAGGAGCCGCCGCCACCGCCCGATGGTGACCCAGGCCCAGGCCCCGATGATTTTCCAGGTGGGCCATGAACGATTTCGAGACCGTCAAGGCGAAGGCCCTGGAGATGGGTGATCACCTTGCCGGCCTGCACCCTGGCGTGCAGGGCGCGATCCTGGCGCTCCTCCTCGCCAAGTGGGCCGCTGGTCACTGCGGCCTCGATCGTGAACAACTCCTGCAGCTCCATCTCGTGGGCGTGCGCCAGATGATCCCGATCGTCCTGGAGGAGCACGGCATGAAGGAGCCGCTTGATGCGTGAGGCGGTGAAGGACGGCGCCACGGTGCGCCTGGGCGGCGATCACACTCGGCTCGCTGCCGCGCGCCTTATCCAGGAGGCGCCCGATGGCTGGCTGGTCAAGATCGGCGCACCGCCGCGCACCATTAAGCAGGCGACGCGTTTCTGGGCGACGTGCGGTGCTGTCGCGCAGACCGATTACACGTGGGGCGGCACGCGTCACGACAAACAAGGCTGGCACGATCTTTTTCTGTCGGGCTGGCACACGCTGAAGGGCAAGCCGCCGCGCATGCTGGTTGGCATCGAAGGCGAGCGCGTCAGCCTTGGCCTCTACAGCCGTGATCTGGGTGAAAGCGATATGTCCGATCTACTCGACTACACCGACGCATGGTGCGCGGTGCGAGGCATCGCAACAGGAGCTGACTAATGACCGCCAAGCTGACATCGCCCAAGCGACGGGTGGCCGACACTACGCAGATCATCGCCATTCACAAAATGATGAGCGAGCACTGTCGCTCCATAGACGGCTTTGCCGTCTATGACGACGGGTGGAATGACGATCGCGTTCGCCAGGAAGTCCTGGCTGCAAATCCTGGCTGGAACATCGCGCTGCCCACCTTCGCCCGCACGCGCAGCGAAAACTTCGGCCGCCTCCGCTCGCCGCGACGCATGGGCCATGACGATGCGATCGCTGATCTGCAGCTACGCGTCGAGAAGCTGGAGGCCGACAACGTCATGCTGAAAGACAAGGTCGCCAAGATGGAGCTGCACCTTCGCCATCGCGGTGGCTACGTCCCACCGCCTGGGAAGCAGATCGCGACGCCGCCGAGCAATGGGTCGCTCGTATGAGAAAGCCGAAGAAGCCGACGCTGGCCCAGGAAGTGCAGGCGATGAAGATCACCCTGCAGACGATGGAGCGGGAGATGATGGGCTTCGGCCCTCAGCTCGCCCGCAACCAGATCGCCAGCACCAAGCTGGCCGAAAAAATTGAAGCGCTCTTCGATCGCAGCCCGGTCAACTGGCCGGTGCTGGAGCAATTCAATCAGCTCGGCATGGCCGTGAACAAGATCGCCGCCTACGCGGCGGCGATGGATGAGACGAAGAAGACGATGATCAAGCTCACGTCGCGACGCATCGACAAGCTGCAGCAGCGCGTGAACAAGCTGCGGGTGAGGCTCACCCGCCTGGAGGGGTGATGAAGTGGCCGGTGCCCCGGTTTGATTTTGGTGCGCATGTCCGCATCAGGCCGCTGGAGGACATGGCGGCGCGCGTGGTCGACGTGCACATCTGGGCTCAGACCGCCAGCGTCGAGTACGACGTGCGCTACTTCATCGACGGCAAGGAACAGAAAATCCGCGTCTTTGAGGATGAGCTTGATGGCCAAGCAATATGACCTCTTCGGCGGTGAGCCGCCTGCCCAGGCCCACAGCCCGACATCGATCGCCGCTGCTGCGGCGATCAAGCGCCACATCGGGCCGATGCACCGCAAGATCATCGCGCACCTACGCGGCTGCAGCGGCGCCACCGATGAAGAGATGCAGGTCGACATCCCGATGGCCGCCAACACCCAGCGCCCCAGGCGCCGTGAGCTGGAGCTGATGGGGCACGTGATCGACAGCGGCCGGGTGCGCCAGACCCACGCCGGCCGTGAGGCCGTGATCTGGACGCTGAAGAAGGAGCAAGCGCCATGATCGAGGACGCCGTTGCCTTCGCTCGCAAGGTCTGGCCGCTCGGCTTCACCAAGCGGGAGATCGAGGAAGCCCTGGGCCACCCCGTGTCGATCCAGGGGTTGCGGCGCCTGAAGGCGATCGAGAACACCAAAGTGAAGCGCGGGCGCGGGAAGAAGCGAGACACCGTGTGGCGCTACAAGCCCTACCAGCTTGACCTACCGCTTGAGGAGAAGACAGATGCCGGCTAGGCGTAAGCACCCTAAGGTCGACCTTGGGACCGAACGTGATCGGCTGATGGAAAGCTATGAGGTGCTGAACATGGCCGGCCTCGCGACGCTGTTCGGCGTCGACATCCGCACGCTGCAAAACCGGCCAGACAAAAATTTGCCGCCGTACTCCAAGGTGGGAGCACAGCGGCTGTTTTTTAAGCAAGACGTGGTCGACTGGATGAGGCGGCGGATGAACCGCCGCTAGAAGCCCACCCCATCGTCGGGCAGCTCGGGCTGCTGGTCGGGCTCCAGGTGCTGGGCCAGCGGCTCCTCCTGGTAGCCCGCCACGTGCGCCACGCGGCGCGTCGGCTTCTTCCGCTTCGGCTTGGTGGGCTTGGGCACCACCACATCACCGCCGACGATGCTGCAGCGGATGCGAACACCCACCGCGTTGCTGACCATCTCGCTCAGCTCCCTGAGGAAGGCCACCCGCTTGGCGCGGATGTCCTTCATCAGGCGCTGGTCGAAAGCCGCCTGCGAGCGGCGCTTGCGACGCTTGGCCATTATGCGGCCTCCCGCAGCGGGACCACCTGCCCGGTCTTGCGCCGGGCCTTGGTGTCGATGCCGGCTTCGGTGATGGCAGCGTGCACGTCGCGCGGCTTCACGCGCGTGTAGATTTCGTCCAGCACCTTGCTGTCCTTGCTGTGGCCCATCAGGGCCTTGGCCTGCATCTTGTCGAGACCGTTCAGGCGCAGCCACGTGATCGCGTGGGCACGGAAGTCATGCAGGTGAATGTCCTCGATGCCGGCCATCTTGTGCAGCAGCCAGAAGTAGGTCGACACCGTCTTTGAGCTGTACGGGAACGGGCGCGGCAGCGACCGATCGCGGCCGGCGATCAGCTCGTAGGTGTCGACGCCGCCGATCACCGGCAGTGCCACCTCCTGGACGAAATCGGGATCGGTCGGGTGCTTGCGCTTCAGCTTCACCGAGCGCTCGCGGGGATCGAGCTTGGTCCACTCGATCTGGCACAGCTCACCGACGCGCAGCGGCAGCACGCGCAGCACGTTCAGGATCGCCGGCATGTCGATGCCGCCACGGCTCATCTTCTCGGCGGTGGCAATCAGCTTGTCGATCTCGGCGTCGCTCGGGTTGCGCGTGCGGGCCTGGGCCTCGCCCACCACCTTCAGGTCGCCCATGACCTTCATGGCCTTGCTCAGCGCCTCGATCTGCGGCGCCAGCGGGTAGTCCTTGTGATTGAAGCCCCAGCCCAGCGCCTTGCCCAGGTAGTTCAGGCGCTCCTTCACGCCGTTGGGGCCGCGCGTCTTGGCCAACCGCTTGCCGTAGTCGATCGCGGTCTGCTTATCGAAGCTCGCCAGCACGACGTGGCCGATTTCCTTCCTGACCTTGAAGAGGTTGTAGCTCTTGGTGTGGGACCACTTCTTGATCGGCTCCATCTCGCGCTCGTAGGCCTCGACCAGCTCACCGATCGTGCCAACCGGCGCGGCCTTGATGTTGCCGCCCTGGTCGATCTCGGCTTCGCGGTCGCGACCCCACTGGGTCGCCTGGGCCTTGGTGCCGATCAGCGTGTGCTTCTTACGGACGCCACGGTAGTCGATCACGATCTGGAACTTGTCGCGACCCTTCTGAATGATCTGAGCCATGTTTTGCTGCCTTTTTCGCTGCTCCCCTACCCAAGGGGGGCAAGGGGGGTTGGGGGTGCACACGGGGTGGAAGGCCCGTGAGTTGATGATAAATCAGTGTGCGCCTCTTTTCAAAAAAGCCCGTATTTGTTGGCTTATGTGAGCTGACGTGCACTGATGTGAGTAGGAATATCTGATCGACAGCCACATGTCAAACCCCGTATTTACGGGCATTATCTAGGCTAGCGGGGTGCGGAAGGGGGGCGAAAGATGTGGGCCAAAATCAAACCGTGATATATGACGCACACTCAGGCACAGGGAGGCACACATGCCCAGCTATCGCATTCACTGGCTGAAGGAGGACAAGGTCATCTACACGACCACGGTCACAGCGCCGTCGCTGCCCGCTCTGTTCACCAAATCTTTTGCCAGCATGCTGCCGCCGGCCTGGGACAAAGACGATGCCCAGTATCAGGCTGACGGCCTACGCGTGGCGCTAATCAAATGACCGACGATCCTAAACAGATGATGTTCCTGGTCGGCCTCGCTGAGGGACTGATCACCTTTGCCGAAGAGAAGTTAGACGCGACGCCCTTCGCCCACGGTGACGAAACGCGCATTCGCTTCTGGGCGACACTCCTGGCCAAGGTCCAGGAGCGCTACCATGAGGAGCTGTTGGCCCTGGCTAAAGCCAAGTCTCAATGATGCAGGGGTCATCCTCAGGCGAGCGAGGGAAGCGCACCAAGCCCATCTCGATCATCGACCGGCGCAAGGTCGTCAGCGCCTTCTCGGTGCGGTCGGTGGCGATGGCCTCACCATGGACCACCTTGCCACCGGGCGCGGTGTACCAAAGCCGCAGCACATAGTGGCCCGGTGCTTCCACCGGGCTGTCATAGATCGTGTAGCCCCTCATCGCCTCGGGCCTCACTGCGCTCTCGCAATCCGCAGCTCCAGGAGCCGCGCCTGGATGTACTTGATGGCGTGCTGGTCGTCGCCGTCACGCGCCATGCGCACCATGGCCAACAGCACCATGCGCTTGTGGCGGTACTCCTCAGCCCTCACTGCGCCCTCGCGATCTTCCAATCGATGACGGCGGTGGGCAGATCGGGCGCATCGTCCCACTGCACGATGTAGCAGAGCGGTTTCAGTTGCTTGTGATGCACCACGCCCCAGGCGGTGCCGAGCGCGCCCACGGGGCGCACGTCACCCTGCTCGGTCTTCACCTTGATGATGCGCGTGCCCTGGGGCAACGCGTGCGGCGGCGGTGGCCCGCATGCCGTGATCAGGTCGCGCAGCCGCACGGGCAGATGGATAACCCTAGGGTCGTGCGCGGTCATCGATCCTCACCCGTCGCGCAAGGCCAGTGCACCGGGGCGGCCACGGCAGTGTAAGGTCGGCCGGTCAGCGCCCTGTTGCGGGCCTCACGGTCGGGGCCAGGGCCTAGCGGCACGAGCGCGACGTAGTCGCCAGCCAGGAACCGATGGCCGCAGGCGACGCACACCTGCTGAGACTGCTCGCTCGCCAGCGGGTGGTCCATCGCCAGCGGCCCCATCTTCTCCAGCTTGCCCTTCACGACGCGACCAGCTTGCGCAAGGTCTCGACGCTGCGGGCGAACTGGAAGCCCACCATGGCGCCGGCCTGCCCGCTCATCAGCGCGTCGGCCAAGGTGATGTGCTCCTTCAGCACGGCGCGCAGATCACGGTCGCCCTGCTGAGCCTCGCGCAGCACGTCACCGACGCGACGCGCCGCCAGGGCGGCGCTCGGATTGCGTTTGGTCTTCTTCCCCCGGCCACCCTTGTTGGCCACCTCGGGGCTGTCGACCCAGGCGCGCAGTACGCTTTCCTTGTAGACCACGTTGCGACCGTCCTTCTCGAAAGCCGGCCCCAGGCCCTCGACGGCGCGTGTTGCCAGCCGCTGCGGCGTGATCTTGCGGCCCAGGTCGGTGAGGAAGGCCGCCGCCTCCAAACGTGAGAATGTACGGTCTACACCGTTAGCTTCGGTCATGATCAGCTCCTCCAAATGAAAAAGGGCCAGCTCGCGACTAGCGCGGCTGGCCCATCATCGCCCTAGTGGGCTGCGGCACCGTTGAGTGCCAGCGACCCTTGTCGCTTGCTGCCGCCCATCGACGCTGCGCTCGCCAGCGTCGCATC